GAAGCGAATGTATTCGGCGTACCAGAGATTGGGCGCAAAGAAATCCGGAAAAGATTACAGCTATTCATGAAAGGTACAAGAAAAATAACCCCGAAAAACATCGAAATAAATGGATAAAGAGAAGGACAGTCAAGCAGAGGTTAAAGTATGACTTTGATCCTGTCACCTCAAAAAGAATCCGAAAAAGATTTGGAAGGAAATGCGCTCTTACTTTATCCGGAAATACCCACTTAGACCACTTCATCCCTATGTCTACCGGACATGGAGGGACATACGAAGGAAATTTGATTTTACTCGATCAAGATTTAAACCTCTCGAAAAGTACTTCTAACCCGTTTATATGGGCAGAAACTCTGCCTAGTGAACAAAAAGAAATGTTCGATAAGGTTGTGCAGTATCTTGCAGAAATTAACGGGCTAACGATTGACGAGTATCGAGAGTTCGTCTTTTGGTGCTTTGAGAATCCTCGAGGTATTGAAGATATAACGGACGAGAATAGAGATTCACTGGAATTATGGCTTCGAACGAAGCTTATTTGGCGTGAACAAAAATGAAAGCGATTACAAAAATGAAACTAGGAGGAATTTTTAAATGGCGGGAATTACGCATATCACAGAATTAAAGCCCGAAGCATTGGGCGCATTAGCTCGCGAGGTTGATCGCGCAGCATTAGAAACACAGGACGATTTAGTAGGTTTTATGCCTGACGAACAAATTTACGATTTAGAATTCGCAGCTAATATCGTTAAAACTACATCGCAAATGGGTGCAATGATTGGGTTCGGCGCAGAGCCTCCAATCCGTGACCGTGATCAAGTTGCGAAACACTTGGGCGAAGTTGCTAAGTTTGGCTGGAAGGACATTATTACCGAAAATGAGCTTTTAAAGCTGCATAACCCACGGAATGATCAAGAGTTTAAAGCGTTAGTAGATGCAATCTCGACGAACGGCGCGAAGATGGTAAAAGAGACTCGCGACCGTATCAACGTTTCCAAGTTGCAAGCTATCGGAACAGGGAAGGTTACTTACAACGATAACAACGTTAAGTTAGAAATCGACTTTACTGATTACATTCCAGACGAGCATAAAGTCGTTTTAACAGGCGATAACACCTGGGCTAACCCAGATCACGATGTTATTGGCGATTTAATCGAGTATAGCAATCAGTACGAAGAGACTAACGGAAAGAAAGCGGATGCGATTTACCTAACTCGTAAAGTGCAAGCGTTGTTACTTAAAAACGCTGTAATCGTTGGTGAAGCAACCGGCTCTAATAGTGGCAGAACTAGAGTTAATAACGACGAGCTTAACTCTGTTTTAGGTGCTTACGGATTGCCACCAGTACGTTTAGTCAAAAAGACTAGTGCAACTGTTAAGAACGCACTTACTGGAGCTACGGAAACTATCGAGCTTTTCCCAGAGAACAGAGTCGTATTCGTTTCTTCTGGCGTAGGTACTTTCAAGTTGGGACCTACCGTAGAAAACAACTTCCAGCCGGGAATCGTGCTTCAAGCGAAGGATAAGGACGAACCTATCCAGTCTATCTTACGTACGGCAGCATCCGGTTTCCCTGTTATCGAAAATCCTGGCTTGCTATTATACGCTGACGTACTAGAGGCGTAATTATGGCGAAGGTCTATCGAGTTAAGACTAAAGCGGTATTTAACGGAGAGCCGGTCGGTACAACGTTAGAGATGGACGAAACTCTAGCGTCAAAGTATGAGGCTCTTAAGTACCTCGAAATTATCGAAGAGGTTAAGCCGAAGCGAAAGCCGGCGCAGAAAAAGCCTGCGCAAGCAAAAGGGAAACAGGTGGAAGCAACGACGGAAGCCAAACCGAAGGAGTAAAGGAGGGAGCGCTATGAAACTGACGGCGCAAGAATTAACGGATCGTTTGTTAAGGCGATTTAAAGGCGTTCCAGGCTTCGAAGAGGCGGACGCAAGTGACCTGGTTAAAGACGCTATGCAAGCGCACGACTATGCGCCGGAGGATAGCGTTTCTTCCGAAGACATAAACCTCGTGATGCTGTATGCGCAAATTCAAGGCGCTTGGCAAATCGCATTTTCTGTCGCTCATTATTTCAAATTTACGGACGGTGAGGAATCGGTAGATAAGTCAATGATTTCGGATAATTACCGAAAATTAGCGAACGACTTACAATCCGATTATGACGAGGAAAAGGATAGGCAGCGTAAAGCAAGTTTTCGAATCATGAAGCGAATTGACCGCCCATTAACTACGCCTCCTACAGGAGAAAGTAGGAGGGGATTTCCTTGGCGGAAATACTAACGACCCAAGCGGAACTAGACGAGGTATTCAAGCGATTAGAACGCGACTATGGCGCATTAAGTAAACGACAACAGGCGTATGCAGTCCGTGAAATCGGGAGAATACGAGCAG